CTGCAGACCGTGCACAAAATGACTTGCGACGCTTTGCATCTTTACTTCCGGGTTTTACTTTACCAGTAACGGCAGTCTTTAATTTACTACCGGGATTTTTCTTTCTGTACTCTTTTACACCCTTTGCAGTCATTCCTGCACCAGACTTGGTAGGACGGTAGTTCGCACCTTTACCTGTCGTTGTTTTGCGTATAGGATTTTCTTTTTTACGTGGCATAGTGGGTTTACCCCCGGCAGAGTTGACTGCTTATATCATAAAATAAAAAAGATGTCAAGGGGGCAAGTTGCCCTGCCCCCCGACAGTTATTTAGGCAGACATTGAGACTACGTAGTCTTCAGAGTTGCCGTTACAATCAGCCATGATTGCCCACACAAGTACCTTTGAGTTACAAGCAGCAGTTGCACTCTGTAGGTCGATTGTGTCTGCAGCAGTGTACAGATGTGGTACGTTTGTCGCCAACGCTGCTTTTTGACCAGCAGCAGTCTGAACAACAGCAGCAACGTAACGGTCTACGTCTCCGCCATCACCCAGTGACAGTGTACCTGTACCAGTACCTGCAGTCAGGATTTCGTAACCTGCTGACAGTACAATAGTACCTGCAGGAACTTCAATCGCTTCGATTGTGTCAGTAGCAGCTAATGCGCTAAAGTCGTCGTTAGTCAAGTCGATAACAACGCTTGCTACTTTAACATTTGGGCCGTTAGCACCGTAACCAGTGTTACCGCCGCCAGTAATAGTAAAAGTCGCCATAAGTCAATCTCCTCTACTACAGGCTGATAACGCCACGAACGAGGGCTTCTGGACGTAGGACTTTACGTCCAAATACATGCAAGCCACGAACGATGTCGCTAAAGGTTTCAGTTGAACGTACAACTTCGGTCTTCGCAATGTGCGAAGCAGTTGCAGTTGATGACATGTGACCAGCAAGGACTGGGAATTCACCTGCACCCAAGCCAGTTACGTCTACTGTGTCTGTGCCAGCAGCGTTCATTGCTGTTGACTTGTAACAGTTAAAGCCAGCAATGTTGCCCTGCATGACAAGACCGTTACGCAGAGGTGAGGTACCGTCGCCAGTTACCTGTACTTCTGCGAATTTAGCACCTGCGCCAAACAGTGTTTCGTAGAATGCCGGGGCAGCTACGAACCAACGATTTTCTTCAGGAACTGACTGGTCGTCCAGTGCACGAGCCATCTTCAACATGATGTTAACGAGATCGTCGCCAGACTGTGATGTCAACGGTGTTGCCAATGTACCCAAGCCTGAAACAGTTTCAGTTGGTGCGCTAGTCTCAGATGAGATACCAGCACCGTCGAACATTGCTGTCAAGATGTTGCCATCGTACTTACGCTTCAGGGAGTATGCACCTGAAGAAGTAGCGAGGGCTTCAAAGTTTACGTGAGACTGACGCTCTTCGATGTCGTCAATCTTAAACGCAAATGCGTTTGCTTGGTCAACAACCATAGTTGTCTGGTCGTCAGCCAAGTCTTGTGGGTTTACTACGGAACCACGCGCATAAGCAGAAACCGTAATTGTTGGTTCCTTAATAATGCGAACGGTGTCGCCATAGTTCTCAATTTCGCCAGCGTAATCGGTATTTGTGATGTCTTCAGCAACCGAAGCGCGACGGAAAAACTTGAGAACTTTTTGGCTAAAAATTTCCGGTGTAAAGTTACCGGAAGGCAGGTTATTATGACCTGCAGCGCGATTAAAAGCCATCTGCTTTTCCTTCCTTCATTTGAGGTTTAAGAGTTGTAGTTAATTCGCCCTTCAGACCGTGCGGCGTCGAGTTCAGCTTCAAACTTTTCAAACTCCCACGGTTTCATCTTGGCTATTTCTGAAGCTTTCCAAACACGCTTGTCGCCCCCGCCTGTAGCAACCTCTTTTGAAGTGGTGCGTGACACAGACATGGCAGCATCAGCTTTCTTGTCTTGTTTGGGTTTCGATGCTGTTTTCTTCGACAGGCCAGCGTCTGCTTTGTACAAATCAACCACCCGACTAGCCCAAAGTGCATCTGTGCTGTTGTTGTAAACACCATCAGAAATTGATTTAGGCTGACCTTGAAGCCATTCGTTGAAGGCTTGATCACCTTTCAAATCTTCAAAGTCGGGCTGCAGTCTTAGTAACTCCTGATAAGCTTTCTGTTTTTCTAAAGCTTTCTCTCGTTCTTTGATCTGCGACAATTCTTGTTCAAGACCCTTCACCCTAGCTTCAGATTGGGATGAAGAAATCTTCTGGATTGCGTCGTACACATCAGGGTATTGATCTTTGAATGCGCCTAACTCTGATGTATCTTCTGCAACTTGCGGTTTAGAAGTGTTCAAGCGAGTTACAAACTCTTCCTTTTCTGCCTTCCATTCAGCAAGCCGTTCATCGTAGTGCCGCTTGAGATCGTCGTAGCGTTTCTTATAATCAGGTTCTTGACTTTCAGACTTAGCAGCAAAGCTTTCGCCTTCTTGTGCAGCTACAGGCTGTTCAGCGTCCTGTTCAGCTTCTTCGCTGGCTTCAAGTTCCTCATTATCGTTTTCGTCTTCGTAGACCTCTTCACGATATTTACCTTTGTACAAGGTATCACTATTAACAGTACCAAAAGAATCGTTTGGTTTGTTGGCACGATGGCCGCGTACTTTTTTTGCCATTTTATTACCTCTTCATGCGGGGCCACATGGCTGTGGGTAGCCGCTTCGGTTGTGTCGGGGCCGCGTTGCGGGTAGCCGACGGATTCGTTATCGTCCCTTACTTAAAAGAGGCTTGTAGCCTTCAATTTCTACAGCATTGCCTTTTGA